GGACGGCGCGCGGGTTTCAGTACGTGACGCTGGCGAGCCGGGATGACCTCGTCGCGGTGTCGCATCCGGGGCTCCAGGAGCAGGGCGTCGCGCCGCTTCGCGACTGGGCGCGGTATGTCCAGAACCGCCTGACCGAGGGGCCGTGGGACGCCCAGGTGTATCTGGTGGATTTGGCGGCGGCCCGAGCGGAACGGATCGCGCAGCTCCGAGCGACGATCGCGCAGTTCGGACGGGAGGCGGCGGAACAGATGGAGCAGCGTGTGTGGGCGGCCTACCGCCTCCCCGACAGCTTCGCGCGTGGGCTGCCGCTGCCGCCTGCAGCCGCTCAGCACCAGCCCGGACGACCGACCACACGGGCGAGGACCGCGTGAAGCTCGCCATCGGCGTCATCGTCGCCGGCTTTCCGATGAAGGTGGTCCCCGTGGACTTCTGGAAGTCGTACGAGCGATTGGCGGCCCGGCTGCGGAGTGGGAGTACGGCGGTCACGTACTACGAGCGCTTTGTCTCGGATGCGTTTCCGACAGACGTGGCGCGGAACCAGATTTGCCGCTACACCCTGGCGAAAGATTTCGACGCGTTGCTGTTTCTCGACGCCGATCACGTGTTCGAGCCGGACCTGTTCGAGCGGTTGGCCTCCCACGGGAAGGAGATCATCACGGCGCGGTATCACGTGAAGCGCCCGCCATTTCACGCGAATGCCTTCGTGAAGCACCCCTCGGCGGCGCCGGGCTTCTTCAAGACCGTGCATTACGGGAAGGGCTGCTTCGAGATCGACCGCGGCGGCGCGGGCGCGCTGCTGGTGACGCGCCGCGTCCTCGAAGCCATCGGGGAGGACTGGTTCCGCTACCAGCGCAACCCAAATCCCGCCGAGCCGCCGGACTTCAGCGTCTCGGAGGATTTCTGGTTCTATCAGCGTGCACAGGAGTGCGGGTTCTCGTGCTGGGTCGACTGGGAGACCGAAGCGCGGCATCTGGTGACCGCGGACATCGGGCGCGAACAGTACGACGAATATCTCCGCCACATGGAGCGGGCGCTGACGCCGGCGCTCGCCGCGGAGCTGGTCGTGTGTGGCTACGACGAACCGCTGGAGATCGCGCCTGGCGTTCTGATTCCGCCGTATCGGGCGATGGAGCCCGCCTGATGATCCCGACCGCGATCACGGCGACGCCGCATCCGCTGGATGAGATGCGAGCGCTCATTCACACGGCCCAAGCCGACCCCTGCGTCGACGCCTTTCATCGGCTCTGGTACGCGACGAAGACGACCTGGGGGATGACGCGCTGGCGCGGGCTGCCGACGATGAAGTGCCCCTTCGACCTGCACATGTACCACGAGCTGTTGATCCAGATTCAGCCGCGGCTGGTGATCGAAACCGGCACGGCGTGGGCGGGGTCGGCGTGCTACTTCGCGGATACGCTCGCGATGATCGGGCAGGGGGGCCGGGTGCTCACGATCGATGTGACCAGGCGGACGCCGACGGCGGACCACCCCGGCCTCATCCGCTTGATCGGCTCGTCGGTGGACCCCGCGATTCTGGACTCCGTCGCCTGGCACGTCCAGCAGACCCAGGGGCCGATCCTGGTGTCGCTCGATTCCGACCACAGCGCGACCCATGTCGCGGCCGAGTTGCGCGCCTATGCGCCGTACGTGACGCCGGGCAGTTACCTCGTGGTGGAAGACACCAACATCGCCGGGCATCCCGTGCCAGGCGGTGAGGCCGATGGCGGCCCCGCGAAGGCCGTGGATGCCTTCCTGGCGACGCACCCGGAATTCGTGCCCGACCTGTTGTGCGAGCGCTTGTTGCTGACCATGATGCCCCAGGGCTGGCTCCGGCGTATTGATCACACGGAGAGTGCACGAGTCATACCATGATGCCTGGTGGATGGTTACGACGGATTCCGGAGGAGTGAGACCATGGGTATTCCGAGCGCACCCGAGAACAACCAGCAGACGGCCATCAGTAATTTTGACGTGACCGCCGATGCCACCTTTCCCGTGCTCGTGGCGGCCGGGACGATCGAGGTGGAGTCGGTCTACGCCGTCTTTCAGGCGAGTATTGCCACCAGCGCCGCCGCGACCGTGTCAATGTCGCTGGTCAATCTGGGGACGGATGGCGCCGGCACGACGGTGGTGGCGGGTCCGACCGAAGTGGCCACGGCCGGGAACGCCGTGACCGCGTTGAAGCCCGTGGCGATGTCGGTCGTGGCCGCGGCGCAACAACTCACCGTGGGGCAATGCCTCGGCTTCAAGTGGGATGAAGCGACCACCGACGTGGCGGATGCGTCGATTACGGTGTCCTGTCGATACACCCAAACCACGGCGCCGGCTCAGACATAGCCCCCATGCGACCGATGGCGATGGATGTGCACGAGTACGAGGCCACGCCGGCCACCATGATCGGGATTGGGGTCCCGACGTTCGGGATGGTCTCGATCCGCTGGCATATGTGTATGCTCGGGTTGGGGATGCCGATGAATCTCCCGAGCACGTTGTTCTCGGTCATTGGTCGGGAAATCGGGGCGGCGCGCAATGAAATCGTTCAGCGGGCGCTGGCGTTTGAGCACCCGAAAACGAAGGCCCGGATTTCCCACCTGATGTTTGTGGATGATGATTGCTTGCTCTCGACCTCGGCCGTGCGGCAACTCTACGAGCACCGGAAGCCAATCATGGCGGGGCTGTATTACACGAAGTCGTGTCCGTCAGAGCCGTTGATTCTGACGACGAAGCACGGCGGGGTCGCGCACGGGTTCACGCACGGGGACGTGATCCCCTGCTACGCGCACGGGATGGGCTGCACCCTGATTGACCTGGAGGTCTTTCGTCAGATGTTTGCCCGTGGTGTCGTGGAGCTCACCGATATCGCGTGCCATCAATGCGAGGGGCGGGCGGCAGGGTGTCGTGGCTGTTTCGGCACTGGAAAGGTCATCCGGTGGTTCTACACGACCCAGGGCCATGTCGCGGTGGATGCGGACGGGCCGGAGTTCCGCTACCAGACCGAAGATGCGTACTTCTGCGAACGGGCGCTGCTGGCCGGGTATCAGCCGTGCGTCGATACCGGCGTGTTCGCCTTCCATTACGACAAGGACCGCGGGGAAGCCTACCCGCTCGACCAGTGGCGGCAGTACCGGGCCGGGCAGCCGATCGCGTGGCCGGAGCAGGTGCCGGCGTGAGAGCCAGCCTCCGCGCGTCCTTAGCGACGGACCCCACCTTCGACGGGTACCCGAGAGGGTCGATCGTCGTGTGCGGCGATTGCTGGAAGCCGGTCTACGTGCTCGAGCGCGGGATTGCCGTCGGGGACCGCGGCAGCCGGGCCGCGTCGGCCTTCCGGCCGCTCACCTGGGCGGACTGTCAGACGCTGTTCACCAGGCCTGACCTGGATGCCACCTGGCGGGCGTTCTGGATGACGTTCTGCGCGTCTCCGGCCCTCCAGGTGCTCCTGGACGCCCCCCGGCCCCGAGCGGGCTCGGAAGCCCTGTGTCCGCTCTGTGGGGGCACGTACCTCAAGGGCCGGACGGTGGAGCGGGCGGACACGATCGACCGGGCCTACGTGCTGGAGATGGCCACGATTGCGCCGATGCCAGGGCGGGTCAGGAATCCCTGGCTGGGGATGCACCCGAAATGGGTCCCTGATCTGGCCGAGGATGATCTGCCGTCTGTCTCGTGAGAGGGAAGGGAGGATCGATGAAGAGGTTCCTGCGTATCGCCTACGGGGCTGCCGGCCTGCTGACCCTCGCCATCGGGCTGTTGGGGCTGGCCCTGTTGACGGGCCTCCTCGTCCATGCCCAGCCGGCGCTGTCCGTGCTGACGGCGGGGACAAACACGACGAGCGTGACGGCCGAAACGCTCGCCACCTCGCAAACCATCGATGAGGTGATCGTGCAAAATGATCCCGAGAACACGGTCGATATCTTCGTCGGGAATGCGACGGCTCAACCAATCCAACTCGCCCCTGGACAGTCCATCACGGTCCCGGTGGACAACATCGCCACGGTCTATATCAAGGGCGACAGCGGGACGCCCGTGGTGAATTATCTCGCCCGTTATCGGTTCAGGCCATGACGGCCCGCTGGACGCTGCTCGGCCTCGGGCTTCTCGGGTGGCTGCTGTACACGCCCGTCGCCGCCCAGGATCGCCTGTTCGTTCAAGGCCGGCCACCGGAATTCAAAGTCACGCGGATCACGGTCGGGTTTGCGACGGTGACGACCAACGGCGTCACCCACGATGCGACGCTCGCCACCCTCGCGGCGAAAACCTTCGTGACGCACCTCGTGGCGGATGTGACGCAAGCCTACGTGTGCGAAGACACCTGTACCACGGCCACGTTGTCGGGGACGGTGGGCAGTGCGGCCGGCGGCACGCAATATCTGCTCTCGTTCGACGCCGACGCCGCGGCGGCTCAATTTGGGGATGCCGCGGCTGAACTGGGCGCGTCGCTGAACCCGGCCACCGTGCCGACGATGGTTGGCGCGCTCGGGTCCTGGTCCACGACCTCGACGGTCAGTTTCCGGCTGACGTCTGGCACCGGCGCGCTCGCGACGGCTGGGGCGACGAATCTGAACGCCGGCGCGATCACGTTCTACTTAACAACAGTTCGCATGCCGTAAGTGATGCCGTGGAAAGATCCAGCGAAACGCCGTGCAGCACACGCACGATATCGAGCAGCAGATCCGGAACGATTCCGGCAGCATGGCCGCAAAGGGTCGGCTCGTTATCGGGAACGCCACAAAGAAAAGACCGCAACGGCGAATCGCGCGTACCTCTTGAGCATTCGGTTGCAGGCAATCGATGTGTATTCGCACGGTACTTTCGCTTGTCGTCACTGTGGATACGACACCGTTGAAGCCTTGTGTATCGATCATCTCAATGATGATGGGAAGTTTCATCGGACGCTCACTGGCGCGGGGCCAAGTTTTTGGCTATGGCTTAAACGGAACACATATCCAGACGGGTTTCAAGTGCTCTGCCATAACTGCAATTTCTTGAAAGAGCTACGTCGGCGCAGGCGGAAGAGTGAAGAGCAGATGTTGGCTTCTCTCACGACGGTGAAAATGCCATGAGATGGATCATCTTCTGTGCGAAAGACTGATCGATGAGCTGGGCGCACCTCTCCCTCGTCAGCGATACCGAGATCGGAGAAATCGAGCCGCAGGCGGTGCTCGCCGCCGCACCGTGGGGCGCTACGACCTGGGCGAATCCACGCGCGCGCGCGAAGAACCTGGTGAAGATTTGGCTGGAGCGGGACCATCCCGAGATCGTCGGCGTGGCCGATCGCGTGCGGGACCGGTGGGCGGCCGACAAGGTCTTCGGCTACACCGGGGCGGTCTACGCCGATCGGACGACGGAAGCGCTCGACGACACCGCCGAGGATGTCGCGCTCGCGACGATCTTCACGACGGCCGCCAATGACCGGCTCTACATCGGGGCGCGGTATACCTTCGATGGCGTGTTTCTCGACCTGCTGGATTCCGTCAATGCCGTCGCGTCTGTGCTGACCGCGAGCTACTGGAAGGGTGGAGCGGGCTGGACGTCACTATCGGCGACGGACGGGACCGCCGCGGCTGGGGCCACGATGGCGGTCTCTGGCCGGGTGACGTGGACCCAACCGACCGCCTGGGTACGCCGCGATCTGAATGCGGTGGGAGAGGAATACTACTGGGTGGAGCTCAAGGTGAGTGTCGCGCTCACGGCCGGCACCGTGGCCAGTCAGGTCCTGCCCATTCGTGCCCCGGATGCGCTGAAGGAAGTCACGGTCCTGGCAGCCCTGTATTTCATCCTGAACGGGCTCGCGGCGGGAGCGGCCGACCCCGCGCCGTGGCAGACCAAAGCCGACACGTATCTCTCGATGGCGAAGGACCTCTACGGGCAAGTGACGATTCCGCTCGACGTGAACTTGTCGGGCGCGATTGCGCCGATCGCCGAGGAAGTGGAGGCGCACCCCCAGCGGGTGCGGATGTTCCGTGGCTGAACAGCTACCCGCACCGGTTCGGGCTGGCGACGAGGACCGGCCGATTGTGCCGCCTCCGAGCACGATGACGGTGGAACACGAACGGAAGCCCATCCTGTATACGCCAGACGGGAAAGCGCTTGTCCGGAAAGCGGGGTTCTGATGGCGGACCGTCGCTGCGTGGTCGCCATCTGTCACAACCTCCCGTACGTCCTCCGGGAGACGACGCAATCGCTGATGGCGCTCGGCTGGAGCAACCGCGTGGCCGAGGCCTGCGCGGCGCACGGCTTCAGCCAGATCGCGCACGCCTGGTACTTCCGGTCGCCGCTCGTGAGCTGTCTCCGCGACGCCGCTCTGCTGGACGCGCACCAGGCCGGCTTCTCGCATCTGCTGTTTCTCGATGCCGACATGATCTTCCCTGACGATCTTTTGGTGCGGATGCTCCGGCATCATGATCGAGGCATCGTCAGCGGACTCTACGTCCAGAAGCAGGCGCCGTATCGCCCGATCGCCCTCCGAGACGGCATCGAGCAAGACGGGGTGATGTGGTACCAGCACGATCTCGGGCCGTTCGATGGGTCGCTGCGCCCGCAACAAGTCGTGGGGATGGGGTGCACGCTCGTCCCGCTGTCGGTGCTCGACGCGATCGGCCCGCGTCCCTGGTTCGAGTATCAGCATGACGCGAACGGCTGGCCGACCGTGTCGGAAGACGTGCCGTTCTGCCAACGAGCAGGCGCGGCGGGGGTCGGCATCTGGCTCGATCCCACCGTGAAGTGCGGGCATTGTCGCACCGAGGTCAAGACCGATCTCCATTGGACGCGCTACGCCCAGAGCATCGCCGCCTCCGAGACGGCCGGGATGCAGGTGAAAGTGACGCATGGCCACCACGACGCTCAAGGCGATCATCGATCGATTTCAGGCGATTTGCGAAGGGGCGACGCTCGATCTCCAAGCGACGCAAGTCCCGTTCTCGCATGACCGGGAACCGAACGCGACGCTCGACAGCGCCTACTACCTCCACGATGGCGGGTTGTCGGAGTCGAAGCCAGGGACGAACGATTTGGAGTTTCGGCTGGATACCCTGACCGTCTGGTTGACGCGCCGGCTGGCCTTCGCCGGCCAAACGCAGGCGGAAACGCTCGAGACGACGATGACCACGTTGGAGCGGCTGATTCTGGCGGATGGGCCAGCGAACAATTATCATGCGCACGTCACGGGGCGCGCCGGTCCCGCGCGGGCGGGTGAGAGCGAACGGCTGGTTGCGGGGTTGACCTTCGCGGTGGATTACGATTTTTCGACCGCCGTGGTCTAACGGGGGACGCTGATGGCTTTAGCAGCACGCGACGTCAAGGTTGGGCTCAACATCGCCACCAGCGGGTCCTGGAGCACAGGGACCGCGGACGCCACAGCGGTGGGCGCCGGCGACGGGGTCTACGTCACCGACATCATCCAGCTCCCGCCCTCGATGCAGTACAGCGACGACGACTCGGTCGGGCAAAACTTTATCGGCTCGGTCCAGGTGTCGAACTCGAACGAAGTGGCGAGCACCATCCCCCTGTATTTGCACTTCTTCGACACGTTCATCAACCCGCTCTGGGCGCTCGCGTTCGGGACCGGGGACACGACGCCGGACGCCCTGAGCGCGTCGACGGCGTATTCCTGCACCTTCGAGCCGGCGACGAACAAGACGGGGCTCTACGCGACGCTGGTGCAAGACCTGACCCATGCGGCGGCGCTGGTCCAGGAAGTCCCCGGCCTGAAGGTGCGCGGGTTCAAGATCAGCACCGAGGCCATGGGCCGGCTCAAGGTCGAGTTTCCCTTCGTTGGGGATACGGTCAAGATCGATTCCACGATCAACACGGCGACGCAGGTGACGGCCCTGACCTTCCCCACGCAAGGGCTGCGGTGCTATCTCGATGACAGCACGTTCCGGATCAACAGCCAGAGCGGCGGGGCGCTGGCTGCAGGCGACAAGCTCGCCATCAGCAACCTGACGCTGACCTTCGACCAGCCGATGGACGTGCGGCACGTGGGCGGGCAGACGACGATCATTGAACCAGAGGAAAACGCCTTTCCCACCGTGACGATCGAGGTGGAGAGTGGGCGCCTGGACGCGGCGTCTGATGACTTCTTCGCCGGGCACAAGGCCGGGACGCTCTACAAGGCCGATCTTGACATCGTGGGGCCGGCGATTGGCACCCTCGCGACGACCTACGAACTGATGTTCCAGTTCCCGAACCTCTTTGTCAGCGCGTACACGCCGGGGGCCGCCTCGGCCGCGGGCCAGATCATCCCGTCGGCCACGTTCAAGGCGTTGTCCACCACGACCGCCCCCACCGGCATGACGGGCGTGACTGTGCCGATCCGGTTGACGACCACGGGCGTGCGATCGACGAATCCGTTCGCGTAGGGAGGCGGCATGGCGTTGAAACTCCGGTCGGTGTATGGCGATGGCCGATCGGCGGCCGGCGACGAATTCGATCTCGTCGTGAAGGACCCCGCGACGGGGGAGTCGCTCGACGACGTCGTGATTCGGTGCCGGGCGCTCAGCCGGAAGCGCGGCGTCGAGATTGCCCGCGCCTTCCAACGGCAAGCGCCTGACCCAAAGACCCGACAGGTGACCTGGCAATTCGTCGACGATAGTGCGCAGCAAGCCACCACGGCACTCGCGGTCGAAGCGATTGTGTCCTGGCGCGGGATTGTCGGGGCCGATGACCGGGACCTGGTCTGTCTCCCGGCGACGATCGCGCAACTCGATGATGCGATTCTCGCGCAAGTGCTCGGGGCCGTGTTCGGCGCCGAGGTCGTCGCGGCGCAGTCCTTTCGAGAACCTGCGCGCGTGGTGTCAATGGCTCCGCATCCGCGGGAAGAACGTCCGGTGCTGTCAGCGGGCGGATGACGACGAGCGCGCGACGCAGACGTTTGACTGCGACGCCTGCGACTGGCGGGCCTGGACCGAGGCGTTGTGGCCGGAGAACGCCGACGCGTGGGCCATCTTCCAACAACTGCACCGGGGGATGGTCCTTGAGTACGGATTAGGCGCGTATCTGCTCGAGGCGTTGACGGCGGAATACACACCGAGTGAGCGGGCCGCCCTCGTGACCCGCTTGGAGATCATTCGCGACTATGGCACGGACCCTGAAGCTGGACATCGTCGTGGACGACCACGGGGCGATTCAGAAGCTCGCCCAGGTCGACGCCGCGATTGATGGCCTGGCAGAACCGACGAAGCGGGCCACGGAGGCGACGCAGCAGCTCGGCGAGAGCCAGGCGCGCGCGGGTCGTGGGGCGGAGACGGCCGCCACGGCCACGTCTGTCCTGACCGGCACGTTGGCTCGCTATCTCACGGCCGGGGCTGCGCTCGGGGCGATTAAGGCGAGCCTGGACTACGCCTCGGGTTTGCAGAAGATGGCCGACACGCTCCAGCTCGGGACCGTCGCCCTCCAAGAACTCGAAAACGTCGCGGTCGGGAGCAACACCACGCTCCAGACCCTGACGTCGTCCATCTTCGATATGCAGCGCCGTCTGGCGGGGGGAGACGCTGGGGCTGTGGCCGCGCTGGGCGCGTTGAATATCAAGATGAGCGAGTTCCTGCAACTCAAAGGGGACGAACAGTTTTTCCTCGTGGCGCGGGCGCTCGCGGGCGTGGAAAACCAAATGGAGCGGAGCCGCCTCGCCTTTGAGCTCTTCGGGCTGCGCGCTCGCGAGGTGCTCCCGGCGCTCGTCGGGGATGTGGATGCGCTCAGGGGCAGCGTGCGCACCCTCACGGCCGCGCAAATCGCCGATCTGGCGAAGGTGGAGCAGGCCTGGCAACAGCTCGTGCTGAGTGTGAAGCGAGCCATTGCCGTGATCGTTGGAGAAATTACGCGCATCTTCGCCCCGCTCGCGGCGCTGAGCGGACAAATGGGTGCGCTGCTCGCGATGCTCGGCGCGACTCCGAGTAGCGGTCTCGGCACCCTGGCGGATTGGCAACAGCCGAGCGGACTTCCGCTTCCTCTCCCGCCATTGCCTCCCCCGCCGGCGCCGAGTTTTGCCGGTGGCACGGACGGCTACCAGTGGTTCGGGTCCGGCACGCCGGCTCTGCTGCACGGGTGGGAGAAGGTGACCCCGCTCGGGAAGGACGGCGGCGGGGTGACGTTGGCCCCAGGGGCCATTGTCATCAACTACCCGATCGCCAGCGATGCCCGCGCGCTCCAGGAACTCGCGCGGCTCGTCGGGCGGGCGCTGATGCAGCACACGGCCGGGTTACGGATGCCGGCGGGAGCGTAGATGCCTGGGATTTCAGGCACCGACAAGGCGCTGATGTACGCGCAGTTCGGCCCGGCGCGGTTCGGGGCGACGCGGTTCGGCTATCACTCCGCGAAATGGTTTCTGACGATTGCCGGCGTGCAGCGACGCGGGAACGTCGAGCAAGGCACGCTCGTGATTACCGATGCGCTCGATGAGGTGCCGAACACGCTGCACATGAGCGTCGTCGGCATCACGCCCACGAAGGGGCAGGAAGTGATCGTGATGCTCGGGTCCACAGACAATCGGGAGCGGCTGTTTGCGGGGCACATTCTCACGGTGACCACGCGCTATGACGGCCGGCTGACGAACGATGTCCGGGACGTCTCGGCGCTTGACTATACCTGGCTGCTCGATAAGAAGGTCACCGCGCGGTACGCGAGCCAGTCCGCGACGGCGATCGCGGCAGCCCTGATCGACAGCTACACGAGCGGATTCACGACGCGGCGGATCGCGGCGGGCTTGGAGCTCATCGACGAGATCACCTTCACGAATGAGGACGTGGCCACGTGCCTGACGCGGCTCGCGAAGCGGATCGGCGGGTATTGGTACGTGGACGCGCTGAAGGATGTCCATTTCTGGGTGGGAACGGAAGCGAATCAAGCCAATCCGGTCGCGCTGACCACCTCGCACATCTCCGTGACGGATTTCATGCATCAAGACGATCTGCGGCCAGTCCTCACGCGCGTGTTCGTCGAGGGTCGGGGGAGTCGGCTGCTGGGCGCGGTGGCGGTTGGCGAGACGCGGATTCCGCTGGAAGCCGTCGACATGTTCGACGCGGCCGGCGAATTTCTGAAAGTCTCGTTTCAGGGGTCACAGGGAGGCGCCCAACACCTGACGTTCACGGGGGTCGTGGCGGGAGGCGAGGGGACCATCATTGGGCCTGGCGTCACCCCGTCCGGCCCGCTCTCGGCCGCGCTGGCGGCAGGAACGGGCATCACGGCGGGTTCACACGACTACGCGTATACCTGGGTGACGGCCTCTGGGGAAACACTCCCGAGCCCCAGCGTGACCATCGCCACGGGCGTCCTGGCGGCCCCAGGCACGGCCCCGATCTTCACCGGCTCTGACGCGGGCAGCATCGAGGCGGGCTATCACGATTGGGCGGTGACGTTTGTGACGGCCGCCGGAGAGACGACCCGGAGTGCCAGAGCGACGGTCTGGAGTGGCGGAACCACCAGCGAACAATTTACGATTCTGACCGGCGCGACGGGCGTGACGGCCCGGAAGCTGTACCGGACGGCGGCCCAAGCGACGCCCGCGCTGGCGGCCGCCGCTCAGCTCAAGCTGGCCGCCACGATCAGCGACAACACCACGACGAGCGTCCTCAACAACACGGCCGATGCGTCACTCGGGGCCAATGTACCCACCACGAATACGGCGGCGGCGGAACAGATGGCCCTCTCGGGGATTGCGGTGGGGCCGAGCGGCACGACCGATCGGAAGGTCTATCGCACGGCGGCCGGTGGATCGCAACTCAAGCTCTTGACCACGCTCGCCAACAACACGGCCACGACCTATGCCGACGCCATCGCGGATGGCTCCCTTGGGGCGAACGTGCCGACGAGCGACACCTCAGCGCTGACGCAGCCGGACGGGCAAGTCCTCCCAGGTGCGACCAGTCTCACGGTCGCCGGGACGGGGGCCTTCGAGAGCGGGGGCGGGTGGGCCGTGATCGGGAACGGCACCCAAGTGATTCGGTATACGGGCCTCAGCGGCGGGACGCTCACGGGGGTGCCGGCGAGTGGGACGGGCGCCATCGTGGCCGCGATCGCCTACAATTCCACGATCACGGCCTGCCCGATGCTCACCGGTATTCCGGCGAGCAGTACGGGGTCGATCCAGATCGCGCTCGCCGCCGGCGACGAAGTGTATCTGGTGGTGCAACGCGACGATCTCGCCGCACAGGATACGCTCGCGGCCCTCATCGGCGGAGGGGACGACGGGATTCGCGAGGAGTGGCTTCAGGATCGCCGCCTCTCGATCGCGGAAGCGCAGGCGCGCGGGGATGCGTGGCTGGCGTTGCGATCTGTGGCCGAAGGGCGGATCACGTATGCCTGCCGGGACAAGACGACGAAGGCCGGCCGGACCATTACGGTGACGAGCCTCAACGGCATCACCGGCACCTTCAAAATCCAGGACGTGCGGATCGCGGACTTCAGCGAAGCCGCGGCGCGGTTCCCGACGTATCAGGTTGAAGCGTCGACGAGTCGGTTTAGTTTCGAGGACTTATTAAGACAGGCCAGACGAGGGCACTCCTAATGCGAGCCGCGCAATCGATGGTATCTCGCCAAGGCTCGCTCTTTGGAACATAGCACACTTGCTGCGCCTCACCGGGAAGGGGTCGACCTAAATGGCTGCGATGACTATCGCCCGCGCCACCATCACAGACGACGACGGAAGCGGGACCACGGGCACGATCTGGAACGCGGCCAAACTGACCCAGCTGTACGACGCTATCGACGATCTCATCGTGACCGTGCATTCGGATTCTTACACGCCGACGGTCTCGAACACGGTCAACGTCGCCGCGAGCACACCGGCCGTGACCGGCTACACCCGCGTGGGCAACCGCGTGACGGTGTCCGGCACGATCAATATCGATCCGACGACGGCGTCCCCGACCGAAACCTCGTTCGAACTGAGTCTGCCGGTGGCGTCTAACTTAGGGGCGATTTCGGATCTTGGCGGAACGGTGGTGGGGGTCACGGAAACCGCGAACATCCTGGTGGCTGGTGCCATTAGGGGGAACGTCGCGAACAACACGGCGGATGTGATCTTTTATCCGGCGAGCACGGCGAATCAGACACTTGCCTTCACGTTCGGGTACCGAGTGATTTGATGGGCGACGCCGCCAGGCATCCACAGCGAGAACGGCCGGTGATTCGGCTCGAAGACGCCGAGGCGCGCCGGCTCATCACCGCGCAGCGTGACGAGGTACAGGCCGAACTCAACGCGCGCAACGCGCTGGAGCTGGCGCATCAGGCGATGCGGCAGGCCGCGCAGGCGAAGAACGCGGTGTTCGACGCGATCATGAAGAAGTACCAGCTTGATCCCGCGAAGAAGTACACGCTGGATGACGAGACGTTGACCCTCACGCCTCAAGCCTAACGTGGAATCGAGGATTCGCATGGCGCCTGAGACCAATAGCCCCTGGTGGACGAAGACGCTGATGGTCGTGGGGCCGGTCACGCTGATCGCGCTCGGGCTCGTCTATTTTCTGACCACGATCGTGAGCGACGAGCGGGGGGGGCACCAGGACGACATCCGCATGCTGCGCGAGAATCTCCTGCTCCATCACAACGAGACGCAAGTGCTCAACCGTAACATCGAAGAGTACATGCGGATTCAGAACACGCTGACCAGACAACTCTGCGTGAACAGCGCCCGTGATGGGGACGCCCGCGCCGCGTGCTTCAAGGACTAGCCGTGACGCTCAGAGCCAAACAATCGCTCTTCGTGCAGCTCGTCGCGCAGTTGATCGTGCACGCCCGGACCCTTGGGGTCGAGCTGACGTTCGGCGAAGCGTACCGATCACCCGAAGAGGCGGCGCGGCTCGCGGCGCTGGGGAAAGGCATCAAGGCGTCGCTCCACACGTCGCGGCTCGCGATCGATCTGAATCTGTTCAAGGATGGCACGTACCAATCCGCGACCGCCGCGCACCTGGAGTTGGGGACGTTCTGGGAGGCGTTGAATCCGTTGTGCCGGTGGGGCGGCCGGTTCAAGAAACCCGACGGCAATCATTACAGTCTGACGCACGGAGGACGAGCATGAAGCGGTTCGCGGTCGTACCAATGTTCCTGATGACGACGATCGCCGTCGCCCAAGACTCCCTCTTGCCGGAGCTCAGGCTGCTGCGAGCCGAGTACCCCACGCCGATGTCGTCGACGCAGATCGGCGAGCTCCTGACCCGGACGGCCGCGATCACGCCGGGGTGGGTGCTGTTGAGGAAGCCGACCGGCGTGCGTTGCCCGACGCCGATGGGCGTGGACGTGAGCTGCGACTATCTGGTGTGGGCGCCACTCGGCCAAGGCTACGACGTGCTGATCGACAGCGACGGCGCGGCCACGCCCACATGGGCGCAAGGCGACTCGTTCACGCCGGATCGGTACGTCCAGGCGACGGCGCCGCCTGGACCGGCTCCGGCTCCCGTGCCTGCGCCGGTGCCCGCACCCGCGCCCGCTGTCGATCTCCAGGCTCAGATTCTCGTAGAACTCCGCGCCCATGAAGCCGCCGAAGCCGCCGAGCGTGAGCAGGCCGCCTTGTTCCGGCGATCTGTCGCCGACAAGTGGAAGAACTTCGGCGTGTTCGTGGCGAAGTACGCCCCGATCGTCCTCGGCGCGATCTACGCCGGCCGAGCGACGAAGTGACGCACGCCACGTACTGGGAGTGGGTCCGCTCGGAAGCGGCCCTGATCGATAGCGACGGCTGTACCGGTGTCTCCGGGCTCTTCCTGGAGTGTTGCTGGGAGCATGACGTGGCCTTCTTCCACGGCAAGGACCCCCGCGCGGCCTACCGGCTCTTCAACGATCTGCCGGAACTGTCTCGCGTCAATCTGTGGCTCCACGCCCCAGACATCAGCTTTGAAGACGCGAACGCCCGTTTCAAAAAGTGCCACATCCAACGCACGAAATGGGGCTGGCTCGGGTGGATCAACCCGATGACCTGGATTAGGTGGAGGGGTGTAGTGCGCCTGTCCCGCGGCGCCTGGGAGGCCCACCGGCAGCGCGAACGCGAGGCAAGACCGCTCCCCTAGTTCTTGACAACAATACGGGACCTCCGCTACCCTCTGGCTGGAAGGAGGGGGCATGGAGACACAGGCGCCTATCCGCATTGCGCTCGAGACGATCGAATCGAGCAACCTGGCCGCGATTGGGTACGACCCCGCGCGCCAGATTCTCGCCGTTCAATTCAAACAGAGCGGCGCGATCTACCACTACGCCGGCGTCAGCCTCGAGACGGTGACGGCGTTCTACGCGGCGCCGTCGATGGGCCGGTACTTCGCGACAGCCATCAAGGCTAAGTACGCGAGCGCGAAGATGACGGGGCCGTGCCCCAAGTGTGGCGCCTCGGGCTGGCTCGGCGATCGCTGTGAGGATTGCGGCTGCGAGAAGTATCAGGCCGACGTCCGCCGGCCGTTCCGACGCGAGTTCGAGCCGACGCGCGTGCTCGTGAACGCGGACCTCGCCGCGCTCTCACCGGCGCGCGCGACACTCGCGGGCGTGACGCCCGACGTGATCTTCGTGCGCAACGACGGCTGGTCGCTGGGAGCGCCCAAGGCGCTCGAGGCCGCGGCCCGCTCCACGTGGCGCGCCGAATGGATAGAGCGCTGGCAGCGCAAGGCGACCGGCTGGGAGCGCACCTGGCCGTTGCCAGGAGAGGAGGAACGCCGATGAAGCCGCCGACGTGGCTGGTCGGCGATCTCGTCGTCTGCGGTCAGGAGCGCGGCACGATTGCCTCGCGTCGGTCCCCATCGCGCGGCATGGTGGAGATCATCGTGCGCATGACGGAAGGCCCGCGTGCGCCAGGCTGGACCTGGCCGGAGGGGTGGACGCCCCAGCTCGGCGACGGTCCCTTTCACACGCGCTGTACGGGCTGCGGTCGGGAGTTCGGCGCGCCGCGTCCCTTCGAGACGTTCTGCGCCACGTGCGAGCGGTCACACGCCTAGTATGGTAGGATTCTGAGTAACAATGACTAAGCCGACAGGGGCCAGACGTGGGCGGGCGTCGATCTTCCGCGACAAAGAACATGGCGTGCGGGTGCAAGGCGTGATCACGGTCCGCGGCGCCGTCGGTCTCGAGCGCGCCCGGCGGGAGTTGCGTCAGCTCTATCGGGAGGTCGTGGGCCGTCCGCCCATCACCATCAGCGACGCGGACGTGATTGAGTTCTTGGCGCGGGGAGCACACGATACGCGCGTGTACCTTGAGCGGGAGCACTGGCCGTAAACAGCAACGGCCTGAGTCTCCGGCGAAAGAGGCTCAGGCCGTTCAGAGAGGGGGGATGACTCCGAAGCAGGACCATCCTACCTCAAGAGCATCCCATGAGCAAACGTTTGAAGGCGCGCAAGCTGGCGAAGCCTCGCCAGGTGTCACGATCGACGGCGCTGGTTAAGCGCTCTGAGCTGAAAGCGATCGACCGGCAGATCGCGCAGCGCAGAGACATCCTCCCGTCCGGAGGACGCGACGGTGCCATCACGGAAGGCATGGCGCTCGGCGCGCTGGGCTTGGTCGAGCTGAAGCTGACCGCGAAAGAGGAGCTGGTCCTCAACGAGCGCGTCGACACGAGCCGGGTGCGCTGGCGTCCGCGCAAGAAGGACGGGCCGCCGGACATCCCGTACCTCCCGCACCAGGACTACACACGCTGGCTGAATCGGGCCTTTGGCCGGACCGGCTGGTCCCTCGTCCCGGTCGGCAAGCCGGCGATCACGCCCGGCGCGAGACAAGGGCAGCAGACGATCACCTGTCCCTATGTGCTGCACATCCACGGGAAGCCGGTCGCGTTCGCGATGGGTGAGCAGGAGTACTACGATAGCAACGAGCAGCAGACCTATGGCGATGCGCTCGAAAGCACCGTCGCGAGTGCGCTCCGGCGTTGCGCGAAGCGGCTGGGCGTCGGGCTCGAACTGTGGGATCAAGACTTCCGGCGCGCGCTGCCACCGCCGGCGGCGGCGTCTACGCCGCGCCAAGGCGAGGCGCCGCCGCGGCAGTACCAGGCACCGCCACCTGAACGCCCGGCCGCGCATCACGCGGCGCGCGGCGAGCCGATCACCGACAAGCAACGCAAGCGGCTATGGGTCATCATCCGGAACTCGGGCCGCGGCGAGGAGCAGGTCCGGGACTGGCTCCTGGCGCGGTACGGCTGGACGTCCACGAAGCAAGTCACGCGCGCCACATAGCGCGGTACGGCTGGACGTCCACGAAGCAAGTCACGCGCGCCACATACGAATACATCTGCACGGCCATCGAGTCGCCGGCGCCACTGAAGGAGGGTCAATGACCGTCGAGGAGCTGATTGACGAATTGCGTGCAATGCCGCAGACGGCGCCTGTCCTGGTGGTTATCCGCAAAGACGGAAGCGGCGAGCCGCTGTACGAGTACAAAACAGTCGAGCCCGTGACGGTCGTGTACGACTTAGGAGAAGTGCAGATTCAACTCGACGAGTAGCGGCCGACTCACCGGCGACGATGCCGGCCTGAAGGGAGCGAAAGACATGGCAGAGCGAAGCGAGCCCACAAGCACGGAAATCGACCGGATGGCGTTCATCCAGCGTGAGGTCGAGAAGGCGGTCATCCCCTACCGCGAGAATACCGAGGCGGCGATCGTTGTCGGCGCGCTCATGCGCGTCGCGCGCATCCTGCTCGACCTGTACCCGGAAGGGTTGCGAGCGGAGCTGGTCGAGGCGGCCTCTGCGTATCTGGCGCACCGGGACCTCGAGCGCGCCGATCGGCTGTTCGGACTCCCGTCGTTGCTCAATGGGCCGATGTGATGCAGGGCCTCGCGCGCGCGGTCTTCCGCTTCGACGTCGAGAACCACGAGTACATCGACCTGGCGACCGGCGCCGTGCTGCCGCACATTACCGGCATGCTCGAGCGGACCGGCTGGATTGATGACACCTGGTACACCGAGGAAAGCTGCGAGCGCGGCCAGATGGTTCACCGGCTGACGGCGGAGTACGACCTGGGCGCGCTCGACGTCGCGAGCTGCGTATCCCGATACAAGGGCTGGCTGCTCGGGCACGTCAAGGCCGTCAGTATCCTGCGGCCGGAGATGCTCTCGGTCGAGGAGCCGATCGTCCATCCGGTCGAGAAGTTCGGCGGGCGGCCCGATCGCATCTGCGTCGTCGCCGGGCTGCGAGGCGTGTGGGAAATCAAGAGCGGCGCGCCGGCGCGCAGTCATCAGATTCAGACGGCGCTGCAGGCGGTCCTGGCCGCCGCGGCGGGCGACGTCGAGCTGCCGCCGGCACTGCTCACGCGCCTCTGTTGCTACGTGAAGGACAGCGGGAAGTTCAAGGTCGAGGAACACACCGACAAGCGCGACTTCGATGAGGCGCGGCGCATCATCCGCGAGTGCTGCCGCCGATAAGAATGGCATTGTTATGGCATTCCAACCGGACTGGAAACCCTCACGGACGGCGCGCAAACTAGCAGAACGAAAGGATCGGCTCGACCGCAAAGCCCGCGAGGCGGTCGAGAAAAAGAAAGTCAGGCTGCGCGATCGACGCTGCCGATTCCCGCTCTGCTCCTGCGGGCGGTACAAGTTCCCGCTTGAAGTCAGCCACCAGGAACACAAAGGTATGGGCGGCAACCCTGCCGGCGAACGATCGAGCGCGGATCGGATGATCTACCTTTGCATCCACCGGCATCAGCACGGCGCCATCAGCCGGCACAAGGGGACAATGCGCGCGCGCCCACTGACAGCGGACGGCACGAAGGGGCCTGTCGCCTGGGACGTGGACCTTGAGACTCTGCGCCAGCGCGCCGGCCGGCTCATGATCACCAGGACGGCCGTCGCACGCGACGGATGGCTCGAGGTCGCCAGAGAGACGCGCGTCCAGGTCCTCGAGCCTCTCCTGCCTTGGCAACGGAGCATCCTCGCACTGCTGGCGGAGATGGAGCTATAACATGCGCAGCTTCAGCATCGCAGAGCGTGCCGCCATAGGCGAGCTGCTCGAAATCATCGCTGTTCTGGTCGAGTCACACGGCAACCGGCCGAACGCGCAGGTCGCGGCGATCGCCGCCTTGGCGAGCGAGGTCGTCGCGAACATCATCCGCGGCGAGCGCGGGCCTCGGCTGGCGACCGCCGACGACATCAGGATATTCGCTAGAAGCTGGGGCATCGACGAACGCGCCGCATTCAACCCGCCAGAGCGTTCTTGACAACAATGCGGCGTCGCGTGTAAGCTGTCTCAGTGGACCGGGGCGGGACCCCTGGCCGCGGGAGGACCGACATGCAGAACTACACCATCCGGTACGTGGAAAGCGTCTGATGCGCCGCAACCCTCGGAAGGCGATCATCGCGATCGAACTACGACCTAACACTCACCCGGAGTCATCGAAGGTGTGGCCGGAGTGCGCGACGCTGGTCCTCGAATGCGGGCATCGCGTCAACGTCGGCGCGTTCGACCCGCGCAGAGATGGACGACAGAAGCGCGCCGCGTGCCAGGACTGCGGAGCGGCGGGCGAGGCGCGCGAGGTCTGATGCTGAGACTGACGATCGGGAACATCCTCGAGCGGTTCCGTGTGGCGCTTGAGGACTGGCGCGATGAGCGCGCCTGGAAGACGGGGCGGAAGCTGCGCTCGACCGCGGCGCGGCTTGCTGAAGCATTCAAGCGGTCAGAGAGAGGGAACGATGGCACGGAAGCAACCGGCGCGGCGAACGCCGGACGTCATCGACGCGGACGCGGAACAGACGACGGCGATCGGGGAATTGCTGGGAGCCGGGACCGACGAGCAGCTCGCTGCAGCAGCGTGGCCCGTCATCCGGGAGTTCTTTAAGGGGCTTGCCGGCTTCTTCGTCACGGCGCGGTCGATGGAACAGAGCGCCACGCGGACGCTCGAGATGGCCCGCAGCTTAAAGGCCCCGACGACAGTCGACGGCGACGTCGCGCTGCAGGCGTTCATCAAGGACGCCAACGCCGACCGGAAGGACATCGAAGCGCACTGGCAGATCACGTCGACGGTCTATCAGTTTCAGCGCCGGCTGGTCGCCGCTCGAGAGCGCGGGGCGAAGCAGCTCGAGGAAGCGGCCGGCATCGCGCAGCGACTTCACAACACGTACGCCGAGAACGAGCGCCGGCGCGCGGCGGAGGAGCAGGATCGGCTGCGGCGAGAAGCGGAGGAACGCGAGCGGCTGCGTCGCGAGGCGGAGCTGGCGGAGATGGAGCGCCAGGCGGTCGCGCGCGAGGAAGCGAGCCCGGACCTGTCGGAGCGCGAGACGCTCTTCGTCGACTACATGGCCGGGCCGTACGCGTCCGTCGGCGACGGCCAGCGCGCCGCGCAGCAGGCCGGCTTCAAGGACCCGCTCAGAACCGCGGCGCGCCTGCTCAGCTCGCCAAAGATTCAAGCGGCCATCAAGGCGACGCGGGACGCGCAGGCGATCCGACGGCAGGCGACGGCGAGGGCGGCGCAACCGCTCGACGTGCAGGTCGAGACGGTCCGGCCGAACGTCGCGCGGGCTGCCGGCGCCGTCGACCGGAGCACGCACTCGGCGGAGCTGGTCGATGCGCGCGCCTTGATCGAGGCGTGCCTTATCGGCGGGCGCGGTATTCCAACGGACATCCTGACGGTGGATATGGTGAAGCTTCAAGAGTACGCTCGCTCGCTCCACGAGCGGATAAACCTTTGGCCCGGTTGCCGGTACGTCAAGACGGTGAAGACGGTCTGACGTGACAAAACGGGAGAGGGGCTCTAAATGAACGGTCGTGATTGGATCGAGGCGTACGCGTGGCTGCTCGCGGGGGGTGCGTTCATTGCCCTGGCGACCTATATCGGAGGGCTGCTGTGAGCGCGCGCCGGGTCGATCGCCACGCCTGAGGGCACCTCATGAGCACCGCTCCGACGCTCCGACCGTACCAGGAGGCCATGCTCGACGCGATCGTGACCACGCTCGCGACCGGGCAGAACCGCATCCTCTGCAAAGCGCCGACTGGAACAGGCAAGACGATCTGTTTTGCCGCGATGCTGCGGTGGCCGGGTCTGGTGACGTGGCGCGCGCAGTTCCCCACGCGCGGCGCGGCGATGCTGGTCATCGCACACCGGGAGGAACTGCTCAACCAGGCGGCCGACAAAATCAGCAAAGCGAATCCCGGCCTGATGGTCGCCGTCGAGCAGGGCGAGCGCCACGCGAGTCCGTACGCCGACGTGGTCATCGCCAGCGTGCAGACGTTGTCGGCGATGAAGTTCCGCCGGCTGCATCGGCTCCTACGGCATCACACCTTCCGCCTGGTCATCGTCGACGAATGTTTCCCTGCCGGCACGATGGTCGACGGGAAACCGATCGAGGAGGTACGAGTCGGCGATACGGTCACCGCCTTCAACACAGAGACAGGGCAGACCAGTGCGCGGCGTGTCCTCCGTGTGCTGAACAAGCGAACCGACCGGCTCCTGGTCGTCACGACCGACCAGGGATCGCTCGTCTGTACCCCCAGGCATAAGGTGTGGACCGCGCGAGGGTGGGTGCGCGCTCAGGCGCTCATGATGTGTGACATGATAGGGCACCATGCCACAGCCAGTCACCGCCAGTTGCCACGTCTGCTATATGCCGGTCATGCTGACGACGAAGGCGCGCATCGATACGTGGCGCCGGTCGAGGCGGACCTACTGCTCGCCGGCGCACCGAGACCAATGGTGTCGCGAACAGTCCTCCGTGCGGATGGCCGACACAAACCGGCGGCTGGCGGCTGCGCGGATGAGGGCCAGGAACCCGATGCGTCTCCCTGCGGCGCGAGCCAAAATGCGGACCTCGTTACGCGCGAGGAAGCATCAGCCCTCGACGCGTGGGGGAAACGGCCGGCCGATCCCGCTCCCGCAACAGGCGCTCGCGTCGGCGCTCGGGTGGCCTGTCGAGGTCGTGCTGCGAACGGGCGGCGGCTACAAGCCCCATCATTACAAACTGGATATTGCGAATCGCGACCTCAAGATCGCGATCGAGGTCGATGGGGCCAGCCACGGCGCGGTCGCTCGACGAAGACAGGATCGGCGGAAGGAGGCGTATCTGCGTGGGCGCGGGTGGACCGCATTGAGGTTCTCGAATCGGGCGGTGATGGACGATTTGAGCGCGTGTGTCCGGACGGTGCTGTCTACGATCTCGAAGTAGAGGGTCTGCACACCTATTTCGCGGATGGGTTCGCCGTCTCGAATTGTCATCACGCCGCGGCCGCGTCGTACCGGACGGCGCTCGTGCACCTGGGGTTCCTCCCGCCGGCGGACGTCAGCGAGCGCGGCGACGCGGAGGCCGCCACGTACGACGACCTCGAGAAGATGCAGGCGGCGCTCGAGGGCTGGGACGCGCGGGCGCCGAAGGACCGCCTACTAGTCGGCGTGACGGCGACGCCGAACCGCTCCGACGCGATCGGGCTCGGCTGCGTGTTCCAGACGATCGCGTACAGCTACGCGCTGAAGGACGCGATCGACGACAAATACCTCGTCCCGATCAAACCCTGGGTCGTCGAGACGATGGACAGCCTCGACGCTGTTCGCACGATAGCCGGCGACTTCAATCAGAAGGACCTGGCGGACGCGGTCAACAACGCGCGCCGCAATACGCTGGCGGTCGCTGCCTGGCGCGAGCACGCGGATGGGCTGTCGACGATCGCGTTCACGGTCGACGTGGCGCACGCGCATGCGCTCGCGGCCGAGTTCCGATCGGTCGGTGTGCCGGCAGAAGCGGTCAGTGGCGAGACGCCGAAGGATGACCGCCGGAACATCCTCGATCGGTTTCGCCAGGGCACGCTCGAGGTCCTCTCAAATTGCATGGTGCTGACAGAAGGGGTCGACCTCCCGATGGCGCGGTGCATCCTGCACGCGAAGCCGACGAAGTCCGCCACGCTGTACGAGCAAATGTGCCTCGACGCTGAGACCGAGATCCTCGGTGAGCAAGGGTGGATTGGGATCGACGACGAGATAACTGGAAAGGTCGCCGCCTTCAGTCTTCGCGACAGCGAAGTCTGCTGGTCAGACGCCACACGGATCGAACGGCCGCGCGGATTCGAAAACATGTGGGGCATAGAGTCGCCGCACCTGAGCCTCCGTGTCACGGGCGGTCATCGCATGGTCACGCGGCAGCGCGGCGATCGTGGCTGGCAGATTAGATTCGCTGAAGCTCTACCGCAAGAAGTCAAGATTCCAGTTTGCGGAACGATGCGCCGGAGTGACGCTGATGTGACTGATGACGAGTTGACATTCCTCGGCCTCCTGCTCACGGACGGGCATCGAAACAAAACAACCAACCAGATCACCCTCTTTCAAAGTGAGCGGTACCCGGAGGTTATGGGGCTCATTCGGAGCACGCTCCGGCGGCTCCGTCTGAAGTTTGGGCATTCTGTGAATCGCACGCCGTCTCAGTTTGGAGAGCGGTCGCCGCTTCACCGGTGGACTGTTTCGCGCGGCATCCCTCGAGGCCGCGATCGTCACTTGCGCGGATGGGGCTGGCTCAAGCCGTGGGTGAGCGAGAACGCAAAGACGCTCACGTCCATGTACGAGCATCTGTCGCGCCGACAGTTCGGTGTCCTTATCGCCGCGATGCACGCCGGCGACGGAGTCAAATCCGCGGTGTCGTGGACGCGCCGAACGTTGTCGATCTGCGGAAACCACGCACTCTGCGATCAGGTCCAGAGCCTCGCCGTTAGGCTTGGATACCGCTGCAATAAGTCCTGGCGGACGGACCATCTCGCGATGCTGCACATCAGCGAAGATCGATGCGACTGGAGCATTGTCAGCGCGGCCGCTGACGGTCGGCCGACGTGGGGACTTGTTCCGTCTCGGCCCGATGAGCGAGTGTGGTGTGTGAGTGTCTTCACAGGGTCAATCATCATCCGCCGGAAGGGCAAGGTCGCCGTCGTCGGCAACACCGGCCGCGGACTGCGCCTCCATCCGGGCAAAGACGAGTGCATCGTCATCGACCTGGTCGACGTCGCGCGCCGGCACTCGCTTCAAACGGCGCCGGTCCTCTATGGGCTGCCGCCCGGCCTGAAGACGAAGGGCGAGGACCTGAAGGAATTATCTGAGGGGCTCGAGGGGCTGCGCGAGAAGTTCCCGATGTTCGACCTCGAGGCGGCGCTGGCAGGCGGGACTTACACCCTTGCGCAGCTCGCCGCTCGGGCGTCTACGTTCGACGTCTGGACCGTGCCAATCCTGGCAGAGACCATCCAGCAGATCGTCAGCATGAACTGGATCGCGACGGGCGCGAACACGTACCGGCTGCAATATCCGTGGAACGACGGGACTGAAATCCTCGAGGTCCAGCCGGACATGCTCGGCCATTTCGATCTCGTCGCGACGTTCAAGCCACACGGCGCGCCTGGTGTCAAGGCACCGCCTGCGCGGCAGCGGACGCTTGCCGCGCA